ATCGTACCCCTGGAAGGAATCGAACCTCCGACACGCAGGGTAGAAACCTGCTGCTCTATCCCCTGAGCTACAAGGGCCTATATTTATTTTGGTACTTTTATATCAACACCTAAATGATTTGAGTATGAATACCTATAGCCCTTAACAACTCTATTAACTCTGTGCTTACAATTTTCTTCAGCGCTATGTATTACTAAATCACCTGGACTTGGTGAGTATGATATATTTTGTCCACTATAAAATAGTTCTCCGCCTTCTTCAACTTTATTGAAATACACTACAATTCCATATCTAGAATCATTAAGAATCTCATAAGGATCTCCCTCTTTTAGCATTTCAGACTGCTTTCTTTTTTCAAGAAAATCATGGCTATCTGAATGCTCACCCCAGTCGTCTCCAACTGATAGAACATTGATTGTTAAATTTTCATTTACAATATATTCTTTGCTGAATAAGTCTTTTAATCTTTTGGAAATAAATGCCAATTCTCTTATCTCTGTGGTAATTCTATTTTCAAACGGAGTGCCGTCCATCTCTTTATTATATTTAAAATTTACCCTATGATCATCCAATATAGGTACTACAACATCTAATTCTTCTTTAGTTAAAAAATTCTTGTAAAGATAAATGTCTTCCCCGCTTTTTGTAAAACCTTTTTCTAAAAAATAGTTATCGTTCATTATGTATCCCTTTCATTTCCTTGTGTGCGCCAGGTAGGACTCGAACCTACGATTACCAAATTATGAGTTTGGGGCTTTAACCAACTAAGCTACTGGCACCCAATATCTTAATTGTACTATATTGCTTTAGGTTGTCAATAGGCTTTCTACTATGTCTTGAACATATTCTGAAAAGTGTTTTCTTATATTTCCAGATGGCCTAGACCCATAAGATTCCCATATTCTTTTATATTCAATAACGTTATAGTAACTAGTTGGACATAATGTGTAGCCTTCATAGCTTTTTAATGCTATCGGAAGTGGTACATGCTTTGTACAACATTTACAATCTTTTGCTTTTTCTTGATACTCGCTCATATTATTTCCATATTCTCTAGTGATCTTGCTAAAGTTTCAGGCATTCTTGGAGCACGAATCATATTTTGAACGTACTCCATTTCTTTATCTGTACCGAAATCGTTATCGTAACTCATTGATTCGTAGTCGTGAATTTTAATTTCTTCATCCCTACTCATTCTAGTTCTACTAATAGAGTTATATATAGCACCGCATACAGCATCTGAAAGATCTTTTGACCCTTTTCTTGGGTGGTCTACCTTGTCTCGCATAATTCTTAATTGAAGAAGTTCGTCTATCAGCAGAGGTATATGTGGGCCAGAAAGTCTTTCTTCTAAAACAACCATTGCCATATCGTCATAATGTTTTTTGGCGACAGACAGAATTTCTGTATTGATGCCGTATTGTTTTAGTTGTTGCATCATATCATGAGAATTCCATCTGTCAAAGGTACAAACACTTATATTAAATCCTTTTGTTCTTAAAGAAATAATATAGTCTTTTACTTCTGTAAAGTCCACAGACTTATCTGGGGTTGGTGTCCAAAATCTAACTGCATCAATTTCAACAATTGGAGCTGGCTGAGAATACGTATCTGTTATTTTTACATCTACCCACCTGGTTACGTGACCCATTGCAACAGCACAATGGTCATGCTTTTGCGCTAAGTCTACGTGTATAAAATATTGCTTATTTTCTTCTGGTACAAACCAATCCTCTAGTCTACCAAATTGATCTACTGCTAGATTTGCTTTACTAAATGCCTTTTGTATTTTTTCTTTGGACTTAAAGAATGCATCGATGGCATCTGATGGCATACATGCAAATCTTCCAAGGGCATCTGACACGTTTTTGTGAAATGCTACGGTAAAATCTGTAATTTTTTTTGTTGGATTTACTTCCCAAGTAGGTCGCTTTAATGCAAATACTCTTGGATAGACATAAGATACTATATGATCTTCTTCCCATGAAACCTCAAACTCATTTCCTTCTGTGTTATCTGGCAGGTCCTGGTCTAGCTTTAATGTCTCTGTTCTTAGAATTATTTGTTTTTCGGCTATTACTGATTCATAAAACTTTTGGATAGGATCGTTTTTAAATCTTGGGAAAGATAGCAATATTACCTTACCAAAGTCTGGAAATCGTGAATCTACTGATGCTCTATACATATCATAGATAGCATCTGCTGTTTTAGCTTGATCGTGACCACTTGTACTAACAGTAGCAAATCCAGATATCTCATCTAGGATTACTACTAATACGTTATAACCCTCCCAAGCTTCTCTTTCTGAGTGTCCTGAGTGTACAGTTATAGATTTATCAAATTTTATTTCTGACGCCTTATCTGTATACCTTCCAGCAAACCATGGTGAGTTTTCTATTCTCATCTTAAAACCTTTGAAAAAAACATTATTTGCTTGTTGTGCGTTTATAGCTATATTTAAAATGTCTATAGCATCTTTTGGTGGTTTACCATAATATGCTGCTGGATCTTTTAGGCAAAGCAATAAGTAAACAATATACGCTACTGCAATTGTTGATGAATAATCTTTACCAGAACCTTTTCCAAGTTGTGCAATAACCTCAACGCAGGTTTGCTTAAACATCTTTTTGCCTAAGTCTTCTCCATATAATTTTATTAAAGTTGATTCTTTATATATTTGAGAGCTTCTCTCAATTAATGTGTATTGATTGTCCGAAAGGGGTGGTAGGCCTAGATAGTCTGGACTTGTAACAAAAGTCTGTAAATTAACAGGACGTTCTTCAAATTCTTCGCCATCTAGAATTTCTATAAAATCAGAAAAATCAAACGACATCTGACTCCTCTATAATAGAAATTGGTTCAACTATACCAGTTATTTGAGAAAGTCTTTTTGCCACCTCAATCTTACAGTGATTACAACTTGATGTAACTTCTTTCAAAATGCTAACAAGCATTTCTTGCTTTCTTTCATTTTCTAAAATTTGAGATGCCATTTCATTATTTTCCAAAACGCCAACTGATTGCAACATAGCAATTCTTTTAGACTCTATGTCAGCTATTAGCTTTAAAGTGCTTGATTTTATATTTAGCTGGCCTTGTGTGTCCGCATCTTCTACAGTTTTCCATGCTTCTTTAATTAATATGTCATAGTGTTGATCAGCACCCATTAGGGCTTCTTTAGCTCTATCCTTTACACTTGTGTCGTTGTGTACTACAGTTTTCCACTCATCAATATATTCTAAAACTTCTTTTCTGGTAAATCCAGTTGTACTGGCAATTTGTGTAGCAGAATTACCTTTTAAAAGTTGTGACACAACCTGATTCATTCTGTCAAAATGTACAAGTGGCTCTATTTCATTCATTTTATTATTATACTTCTAGTCAACTAAAATGTCAATTAACGCCTTATTTTTATTTTAAATTTGTCAATATACCTTTGAATTGTCATAGCAGAGACTCCACATTCTTTTGCAATCTCTGTTATATTCTTTTTTTGTATAATATATCTATTATAGAGCCAGTCTTTATTTTGATATAGCTTCATCTTTTTGTTAAAACCTCATTTGAATAATGTGCAATGCCAAAGCTATCTGCAACATCAAAATCTGTAAGGGATAAGTTGTACTTACTATTGAAGTAATCTACAGTTCTTTGTTTACGCATATTCCTTAACTGTGTCTTATACCAAGAGTCTGCATAGCCTGGATTTTTTAATCTGATAGCCGATTTTTCTTCTTTTGTTGGATTCTTATTTCCTATATAGGCCTGCCATGATGATGGGGATATGGTTATAACTTCTGCACCAGTAGACATTAGTTCGGCAATAACTACTCCGTATACATATGAAAGTTTGATAACAGCGTCTGGTGATCTTACAAGTATTGCCCCTTCAACTGCTATATAGTCTGATTTAAGTTCATCTAGCATTAAATTAGTTTTAACTTTAGCGTCATATATTTTTTCATATATGCTTTCACCAGTTAAATTAATTTTACCCCATTTGATTGGTTTATTATTTTCCATTAAACAAAATGCAATAGAGCTAGTGGAAGCATCAATACCTAAAACTCTTGAGGCTTTTGATTTTACTAGACTAGCCAATGTCATTAATGATCTCCATTAAAAAATCTTTATTTTGTTTTTGACTACTCTTTGTACATTTAGCGCAATGCATATCGCTATTGTATCTGCTTAAGTTAGATAAGCATGTCTTACATTTACGTGGCTTGCCATTTCTTATTGCTTTTTTTTCGTAGTACTTTTCCATAATTCTTTTATTTGTTGATATCCTACAGCATTCATCTGAACAGTACTTTTGATTATGTGTTTTTGAATTAAAATCCTTTTTACATTCTAAGCATTTCATTATTTAACAACTTCCATTAATTCAATTTGTACTGTTCCAACCTCTGCTGTTTTTGACCAGCATTCTTTTTTAACTGGGCAGTACGTGCATGGAAGCTTATATTTGGTTGCAGCGGCTGGTCTCATTGGAAGATCGCCTTCTTTAAAATTATCCCAAACTTCACACATCCATAAGAATGCATCCTCAATAATTTTTGTATTTCTTTCGTTCATAGAGATTGGTATTACTATTATCTCTTGAGTATTTTTATTTTCATAAAGAAAAAATCCTTCTTTAGCATTCTTTAATTTCATATAGGTTAGTAGCTGGAGTAGATGGTTTGGTGTTGGTTTCATTTCAGATTGTCTTGCATCCCAAACCTCTTGCTTTGCGGTTTTAATTTCTCCAATAACAGTCTCTCCATCATATTCCATTATTAAGTCTATAAAGCCACGAATAGGAGGGTATTCGTTAACTATCTCTTCTTCTTCTTTTCTAAATTCTGGCATAGAAGAAATTAATTTTTGTAGTCTTTCATGTGCCTGCGTACCTTGTGCCATATTGGCAACTGCTACCGCATCGTTGTCATCTATAAACATTGCCCCACTAAATGCCATATACCAGTATCTAGGGCAGGTTCCATGTCCATATCCTAATGAGCTTGGGCTAAATGACTTTTTTTTCATTTCTCCGTCTGCACGTTTAGTATTCCTGTATGATTCATCTAGTAGTTTTGCAAATAGTTCTGGATCAAAGTATTTACCATTATGTTTTTTAAACTTAAGGTTTTTTACTATATCTCTACCCATTTATGAATTATACTTAACTACGTATTTTAAAGCATCTACCAGCTTATCAATAGACTCCTTGGCAGAATAATAGATATTCTTTTTATTATTATTTACTGTGCCAGCTTTATCCTTTGCTATTGTAGAATAAACAGAAGCCATCATAGCAAATTTTGTTGACATTGCTTGTAATTCCATTATAAGGTGAGGAGCTTTTGCTGATGGTACGTCTGGGTTCATCAGTAGCTTAACTACAATTGCCAAAGACTTATCAAGATGATCGTCTCTCATAAACTCGTGTAAATCATTGAACTCTGTGATATTACTAATAAGCTCTAATGTATTTTTATCTTCCACTTACATCATTCCAGTCTATAACTTTTTTAGCAAAGAAAGGAAATCCATGCTGTGATGAGCTAAATTCTTCTCCAGGTAAAAACACACTCTTGGTATAAAACCCCATTGCGTTTTCTTTTTTTCTTATTTCTGTGTATAGCTTAGAGAAAAAATCTTCCCCATGCTCTTTAACTCCATTTTGCCATTCTTTTGAACCTACATGCTTCCATGTTAAGAAATGTCTGGCAAAGTATTTTGGAAGACCACCACTTAATGGTAAGGCCGCATGAAAGAATGGTTTGGCCGATGGGAATATCATCAAGTCTCCAGCTGAGGGCTTGTAGTTAATTATAGTGTCTTCAAACTCATTTAAAAAAGAAACTCCGCCACCTTCATAATCATCGTTTAAATATATTGTTGCAGTTAATATAGCTTTAGGGCCTGGTGTTATTATTTCACCACTTGAATCTAGGTGGTAGCCTATGGCATATTTTTTATTTGTGTTTGGGTTGTGCTTAGATATGCTAATTGAACTTTCTATCCACCCAGAAGACCCATCAACATTCATTACGTCTGTGCAAGTTTCAAAATCTTCTTCTAAAACCGTATCTGATTTTTTATAATCCCAGTCAGTTACTATTCCACCAAAAACTTCTTTCCAATGATCATGATTATTACTTCTATACCTTTTAAGATTTTCTTCAGTGACCCACTCTTTAATGTATTCAGAATATCCAGCATTAATTAATTCATCAAGTGTATTAAATAGTTCTACTTCAGAATCAGAGTTTCTTGAACTTTTTTGGAATTGAGCTTGTATGCCAAAGTCATACCAATCTTCCCACACGGTTTCACCTTCTAAAGGATTTTCTCTTTTTTCTGAAATTTTTGCTATCTCTAAAATCTTTTCAGGATCCTTTAGTGCATTTTTATAAAGTACTACAAATGGCATTATCTCTTGCTTATTTGTTAAATCAAACATTTTTTTCCTCCCAAAATTCTATTAACTCTTCTAGTATTGACCACTCTATTATACCAAGTCTTACTTTAGAATCTGAGCCTATTATTATTTTTAGGGCTGGGTGCATGTCTCTATTCACCTTAAAAGTATCAGTACATATTTTTGACCAAACATCCTTGTTTAAAGTAAAGCTAGACTTAGACTCCTTATAATCTACTAAAAACTGTTTCCATTGAGCATCTCCTTTTTGATACTCTCCTCTGCCGCTATTTTTTTGTGCTTTAGCGTTATCTCTTTTTATTTCTGCTCTCTCAGACAATTTACACCCACTCTATTAATTCTTCAGATA